CGACACGTCGAACCTCGGCGTGCTCGGACTGCAACGCCCAGGCGCCGATGAGGGCCGCGCCGAGCTCGGCGGGCCGCTACCCACCACGAACGGGGAGGTCCCCGCATGACCGAGGCACAAGGCTGGATCCTCATCGTCGAGGTCGGCATCATCGCCGCCTCCTACCTGGTCGGCCTGGTCCGACGATGACCGAACAGCTGCTGGTCCGCAGCGCGCCGATCATCGCCAGCGACACGGACACCGAGACGAACGCCCGCACCCTGACCGTCCAGCTGCTGCGGTGGGACGACCCGCGGATGGTCTCCGACGGTGGCCGGCCCTACACCGAGACGTGGGCCCGGGACGCCCTGGTCCCCCTCGACCGGCTCGCCGTCTGGGACGCCCACCAAGGCCAGCTCGTCGGCCACATGGACGCCCCCACCGACGCCGGCCACGGCCCGGTCGCCCACGTGCATGTGGCCCGCGGGAACTCCTACGCCGACAACGTGCTGGCCCTCATCGATTCGGGTGCCATCCGAGACGTGTCCATCGAGTTCCGCCCCGAACCCGACGGCGAAGTGTGGAACGCCGACCGCAGCGAAGTGACCCGAACCCGGGCCGTGCTGCGCGGCGTCGCGTTCACCATCCAGGGCGCGCATGACGCGCCGATCCTGCAACGAGAAGGAACCCCCATGCCCGACGAACCCACCCAGCCGATCGAGATCACGGCCCCGCCCGCACCAGAGCCTGACCGCCCACCGCTGGTGCGGGCGGACGCCGTCACCGACGAGCTCGTCGCGTTGCGCAGCGAACTAGTCGCCATGCGCGACCGGCCGACACTGGGCGGGCTGGCCCGCCACCCTGGCGCCGAGTGGGCGTCGATGGCCGAGTACACCGACGCCCGCTTCGAGCGTTCCGCCGAGGTGCCCGCCCTGCTCTGCCGTGCCCTCGTCGACCAGATCACGACGAACAACCCCGGGGTCATCCCCCCCGGCTGGTTGGACACCGTGTTCGGGATCGTGGACCGGGGCCGTCCGCTCATCAACGCGTTCGGGCTGCGCTCCGCTCCCGCTGAGGGCATGGACATCAACTGGCCGTACTTCGACGGGAACCTGACCGCCCTGGTCGGTGAGCAGCTCACCCAGAAGGCCGCCATCACGTCGGTGCGCGTCGACCTGAAGCGTGGCACGGAGGTGCTACGCACCTTCGCCGGCGGGTCGGACATCTCCTACCAGCTGATCCGGCGCTCGAGCCCGTCCTACCGCGACGCGTACATGCGGATCATGATGGCCGCCTACGCCGCGGAGACCGAGGCCGCCGCCGGCTCCGACGCCGTCGCCGCTGCCACCGCCGGCCCGGTCTGGGTGCCCGGCACCGGCACCGCCGCCGACCTGCGCGAGGCCCTGTTCGGTGCGTCCGCCGCGGTGCAGGCCGCCACCGGCTCCCCCGCGTCGTTCGCCGTCGCGGCCACCGACGTGTTCACCGCCATCGGGTCGTTGGACGGCCTGTGGCCCGCCCCCTACGGCACCAGCAACGCGTCGGGTACCGCGGACGCCGGCAGCCTGACCGTCAACGTGTCAGGCCTCCCCGTGGTGCACGGCCACCAGCTCCCCCCCGGCACCCTGCTCGTCTCCAACGGCGAGGCGGCCGCATGGCTCGAGGACGGGCCGTTTACCGTCACCGCCGAAGACGTGGAGAAGCTCGGCCAGAACGTCGCCGTGTGGGGCATGGGCGCGTGGGCCACGTTCCTGCCCGCCGGCCTCGTCAAGATCCCGGCCGCCTGATGGCCACGAAGCGGGCCGCCCCGGCCAAGAACGCACCGGCGCAGCCGGCGGAGCCGCCATCCTCTCCGCCGGCGCCGGCCATCGAACGCTGCGCCGACTGTGGCCGGCCGAGCTCGGGGCCACATCACCCGACTTGCCCGCAGGCGAGCTAGATGGCATGGCCTTCGACGGGTTGCCCACCATCGAGGAGGTGAGGGCCTGGATCCAGGTCCCCGTCTCTGCCCTGTCCGACCCGCAGCTGCAGCAGGTGATCGACGCCGAGCTGGCGTTGCAGATGTCGGGGATTGTCGTCCCCGACACACCCGAGCCACCCGACCCGCCTGTGCCGTACCCACCGGAGTTGGAGCAGGCGCTGTTCCGGCGGGTCGCGCATCAGGTCGCGTTACGGGGCCTGCCGTTGGGGATCATCTCCGATGTGGAGTCGGCGCCGATCCAGGCCGCGGCGTGGGACTCCGAGGTGGCCCGCCTCGAGCAGCCCTACCAGCGGATGGTGCTGGGCTGATGGTCGACCGGGCTGACATCGCCGCGGCGGTCACCATGACCGTCGACGTGGCCGGTACCCCGACCGACGTGGTCGGATATGTGACCCAGCCGGCCACCCCGGTCGCCTATGACGCCTGGCCCATCTGGATCTCGTCCCGGTGGGTCAACGGGTGCGTCATCGACAACGAGTGGCGGGTCGTGGTGGTCCTGCCGGCCGGGGCCGCGGAGGCGTGGACGGCGGCCGGCGACGCCGTCAACGCCCAGGTCGGCACCGCCCTGTTCGACAAGGGGATCGGGATGGTGGACCGCTCCGAGCCCGTGCAGCTGCTGCTCGCCGAGAACGCCCCCGTCCCGATGGTCCAGTTCACGTTCACCGCATAGGAGCCCCAATGGCCGCCACCATCTCCAAGTTCGGACCCGGCACCCTGAAGATCGGGGAGGTCGGCACCGAGATCGACATCTCCTGCCAGATCGAGCACGCCCAGGTGGCCTGGGACAAGACCAAGGACGACGACGTCACCGTCCTGTGCGGGGATGTGGTCACCGGGGCCACGACCCGCACCGCCACACTCGCGGGGCACATCTTCCAGGACACCGGCCAAGCATCGGGGATCGTGCAAGCGTCCTGGGGGGCGTTGAAGGGGCAGACGGTCCCCTTCCAGTTCGTGCCCAACACCGCCGACGCCATGGCCGTCACCGGGGAAGTGACCGTGGAACCGATCACCGTCGGGTCGGGGGAAGCCGGGGCGAACATGGCGTCGGACTTCGAGTGGGACATCGTCGGTGAGCCCGTCCTGGCAGCGTTGCCCTGATGGGCGTCACCATCCAGGGCACCGAGACGCTGGCCCGGACGATGGACGAGGCCGGCGACGAGCTCGCCCGCCTGACCGACTCGCACCGTCAGGTCGCCGCGTTGATCGTGCGCGCGATGCGGCCACCGCGGCGCACCGGGCGACTCCAGGCGTCGATCCGCCCCGTACCCGACCAGACCGCAGCGCAGATCGAGGCCACGGCGCCGTACGCCGCGGTGATCGAGTTCGGATGGCGAGCCCACAACATCCGCCCCCAGCCCTACTTCGTCAAGGCGATCTCGTCGACGTCGTCCCGGTGGGAGGACATCTACCGCCAAGGCGTCCAGCAGGTGCTCGACACCGTGAAAGGCGCATGATGGCCGACGGTCCCAAGCTGCGGTCCCCGGTGGTGCGGGTCGTGATGGACGACGGCGCCGAATGGGAGGTCCAGACCCTCAACCCCGACCTGCTGCAGTGGGACTGGACCTCCACCCGGCACCGTTGGGGGACCGCCGAGCAGCTGCCGATGGTGTGGCTGACGTTCATCGGATGGGCAGCCTCCAAACGCGAAGGGCTCACCGCGTTGAAGTGGGAGGACTTCCAGAAGCACGCCGTCGAGGTCGCCACCGTCACCGAGGAGCCCACCGAGGTGGACCCTACGAACCGGGATCCCGAGGACGACTGATCGTGGCCCTCGCTCTCGCGTCGCACACCTCACCGGGCGACTGGTGGGATGAGTCCGACGCGACGCTGGCCACCGCGCTCGAGCTCCTCGCCGAAGCCCAGAAGGAGTAGGCGTGGCCCGCCCGGCGACCCTGAACGTCAAGATCGTCGCTGACGCGACGGCCGCCGCGGGCGAATTCGACAAGACGACGACCGCGATGCGGGGGACGGAGCGGGCAGCCCGGGACGTGTCGGGTGGGATCGACTCCGCCGGGGGCGCATCGCAGAAAGCCGCCGGCGGTCTGCGCGACATGATGGGCGCCCTCGAGGGCACCAAGTTCGAGGCGTTCGGGGCGACCGTCTCCAAGGCGTCCACCTACTTCGAGGCAGCCGCCGGAGCATCGGACCTGTACGCCGCGTCATCGACGGCAGCGTCAGGGGCGACGAAGGCGTGGACGATCATCCAGGGGGCGTTCAACGCGGTGATGGCACTGAACCCGGTGGCCCTGGTCGTGATCGCCGTGGTCGCGCTCGGCGCGGCGCTGGTCGTCGCCTACACGAAGTCCGAGACGTTTCGGCGGATCGTGGATGGGGCGTTCCAGGCGGTGAAGACCGCCGTGCAGGCCGTGGTGGACATCCTGCAGGGGCCGATGCAGACCGTGTGGTCCGGGATCAAGACCGCCGTCGACATCTACTTCACGCCGATCCAGGCCCTGTGGGAGGGCCTGAAGGGCGTGATCGACGTGATCATCGCTCTGCTCAAGGGTGATTTCGATGGGGCGTTGGAAGCCCTGAAGCGGACCTTCGACAGGGTGTTCGATCAGATGATGGCGCCGATCCGGCTGGTGCGCGATGGGATCGGCTGGATCATCGACAAGGTCAAGGACCTGCTGGACCTGCTGCCGTCGATCAAGATCCCCAGCCTGCCGGACTGGATCCCGAATCCGTTCGCCGCGTCCGCTGCCGCCCCGGCGGTGGCCGGTACCCGCACCACCCTCCCGGCTGCCCGTACCGGCGGGTCCATGCGAGCAGCCGGAGGAGGTGGGATCGTCGTCAACCTGTCGGTCCCCGCCACCGCGAACCCGGTGGAGACCGGCCGGCAAATCGTGTCGATGATCCGCCGGTTCGAGCGGGCCGCCGGCCCGGCCTGGCGCACCTGATGCCCGCCAGCACCCTGTACGGCCTGGACATCGAGGTGGCGTTGGGGCTCGCCCGCCAGGCGGACTGGGCGACGTGGGGAGCCGGCGAATGGGGCGTGAACACGTGGGGAGACGCCGACACCGAGCTGGGCGACTGGGTCGACGTCACCTGCGAAGTGGAGGACGGTCTGCAGCTGCAGGCCGGGATCGACACCGTCGACGGGATCGTCACCCGCTGGGAAGCCGCCACCTGCGTGTTCACACTGCTGGGCGCCGACTGGGACCCGTGGAACGGCCCCTATTACGGGTACGTCGGACCGCAGCTACCCGTCCGGGTGCGGTGGCGGGACAGCGTCGGGCCGGGGGAATGGCAGCCCGCGTTCGAGGGGACCGTCGACGACGGTGGGTGGGACTGGCAGCCGGCGCCGCCCGGCGGTCTGAACCGCACATGG